CCGTGGCGTCCATTGACGGCCCCGCCCGTACCGTTCACGCCACGATCCTCCCGTGGGACAGTGTCGCAAATACCTCGGCGGGGCCGACCCGTTTCGCCCGTGGCTCGGTGAACATCACCGCCGCCCAGAACGTGGCATGGCTCATGGAGCACGACCGGAACCGCCTAGTGGGCCACGGCCAGTCTTTCCTTGATACACCCGCGGCGCTAGTGGGAACTTTCACAGCGCCCGAAAACTGGGATACAGAACTCCAGGCCGCGCATATGCGCTCGGGCTGGTCTGTCGGTGTAGACGTGATCCAAGCGTCAACCGACCGCGACGGCGTCCTCGTCGTTAGTAAGGCAATACTGAGAGAGGTTTCATCCGTTAGTGTTCCCGCATGGGACGCCGCCCGCACCATAACCAACCCCGAAGGATAACAAAATGAGCAAGCGCCAAACCCCGCGCCGCCTCACCGCGAGCGCACACCTGACCGGCGACGCCGGCACCCCGGCCACCACGGTTGAGGAAATCGCGGCCTCAGCTGCCGCCTCCGCTATTGCCGCGACCGCCGTGGCACCTGAACCGACCCCCGCCCCTGTTGAGGAAACCCCCGCCCCCGTGGCAGTGGCCGCAGCACAGGCCCCCGTCATCGCGGCCCGCACGTCGCCACGCTTGACCACAGCACAGGCCGCCTCCATGGTCGCCCAGGCTAACCGTGGCGAAATCCCGATGGGACAACTCCAGGCCGCCCTTACGGATATCACCTACACCGCCAACGCTGACGTTTACCCTGACACCTGGTTGGGCCACGTATTCGAGGGCATCAACTACCAGCGCCGTTTCGTGCCAGCAGTGGCCGCCGGTGCCCCCGTCACGTCGCTAAAGGTCACCGGGTGGCGCTGGAACGTCGCGCCAGCCGTTGACGACTACGACGGTGACAAGGAGGCCGTAGCATCCAACGCCGCGACGACTGAGGCAATCGAGGTCCCCGTCAAGCGCCTCGCCGGTGCGCACGACATTGACCGCGCCTTCTTTGACCTTGGCTCTAGTGACTACGTCATGGGCTACTGGGCCGCGATGGCAGAGTCATACGCCCGCCTTTCGGACCAGTACTGCTACACCGAACTAGAGGACCAGGCAACGAACACCGGAACCAACGCGACCCCATTGGGCACAATCGTCCAGGCCGCGATGAGCGTTATGCCGATTGGTACCCCGTCCTTCATCGGTATCAGCACCGAGGTCTACGCCGCAATGGCCGCAGTGAACACGCAGGAGGCCTTGGCCTTCCTCGGTGGCTCACTGTCGTTTGACGGTACCGGATCCTTCGGTAATACGTCCCTTTTCGTTTCCGATTTCGTTGCCGCTAACACGGTCATCGCCGGCACCCGCGCCGCCGCATCGTTCCACGAACTCTCGCCAGCATTGCGCGTGAACGTGGCGAACGTGGCTAACGGTGGCATCGACGCCGGCTTGTTTGGGTACTGCGCGACGGTCGTAAATCAGCCTGCGGGCCTCGCAGTCGCAACGCTGGACCTGCCGTAATCACCCCAAACCGCTACGCGCTCCGGGCCTCCCAGCGCGACGCGTAGCCCCCAGGTGCCGGGACTCCCACCCCCGAGAGTCCCGGCACCACCCACCCGAAAGGATCACGATGGCTGAGCCGTTAGTCACGGGCGAGGACGTCCGCAACTATCTGCGACTCCAGGACTCCGCCGACGCGGCATGGCTCCAGGACGCCGCGGACGCGGCCACGGATTACGTCAACTCACTGTCACACGTCGACGCGACAGTGTGGGACTACCGGACCCGCACCGGCGCCATCATGCTCGCAGGGCGCCTTTACTCCAGCCGCAACGCACCACTAGGCGCGGCAGGTTTCGACTCCATGGGTGGCGTGATCTCAGCTAGGACCGATCCAGAGGTGGCCCGCCTGCTCCGCATTGGGCGCTACACCCCGCCAGCCGTTGACGGGCCGGTGATCGTGGAGTGAGCGGCACCTACGCGACGGTCATGGGCGCCATGTGGGACGAAATCAACGCCCTAGGCATCCGCGTGACGGACGACCCGATGAGCGTCAACCCGCCGTGCGTCGTCATCGACCCGCCCAGCATTGACCGGCTCACCATGGGGCACTACAACATCCGCCACCAAATCCATATCGTGGCGCCCGGTGGCACTGGAACCGCTGACGCACTAGCCACGCTGGACTCCATGCTGGACGTGCTAGTGGACGCCCTAGACCCGTCAAGCATCGAACCATCCACCTACACCCTCGGGAGTACCGGCGACGGTGCCCCAGCCCTAACCCTCACCCTGGAAAGGTCCAACTAGCATGACGATTACAGACTCCCGCGTACGCGCCGGCGAACTAACCTTAGACGGCGATTCCTACGCCACCCAGCCCACAAACGTCCGCATCACCCCATCCCACGACTCCGACGGCGACCGCATCGAGGTCCTGGACGGCTCCGAAATCCAACCCACCTACCGCCGCCGCAACACCCTGAACCTAGAGGCCATCCAAGATTTCGATAATGACGCCGGCCTGATCGCTCTGTCATGGGATCAAGACATGAACACCATCCCCTTTTCATGGACCCCGGACCCCGTTGGCCCGACCTATTCCGGTGACGTCCAGATCCTCGCCATCGAGGTCGGCGGCGTAGTCGGCGAACGGTTGACCACGACCGCGGAGTGGGAAATCATCGGCGCCGTCACTGTCACGCCATACACCCCATAAGCCATGGCTCTCGACGCGACCGTCAGAATCGAGGGCCTAGCCAGACTCCAACGCGAACTGAAGCAAGCCGGCGAAGATATCCAAGACCTGAAAGACGCCAGCACTAAGGCCGCGCTGATCGTTTTGGCTGAGGCCAAACGAACCGCGCCCGTCCGCTCCGGGGCGCTGAAAAAGTCACTCCGCAAAAGCGTGACAAAGACCAGCGCCGGCGTGCTCGGTGGGAAGGCCCTAGTGGTGCCCTACGCACAACCGATCCACTGGGGATGGCCTAAGCGCGGCATCCGGGAAAACCCGTGGGTATCGCGGGCCGCAGTAATGACTCAACCGCAATGGCTACCCGGCTACATCGCGGAAATAGACAAAGCGACAGCGAAAGTGAAGGGGGCTCCAGGTGGCAGGTCCCGCTAATCTCAGGATCAACATATTCGCCAACGCAAAACAGGTCGGCAAAGAACTAAACAAAACGAAAAAAAAGTTTGACGGTTTCGGCAAGGGCCTAAAGATCGCGGGCGCCGGTATCGGCGCAGCTGTCGGGGCGGGTTTCGCGGTGATCATCGACAGCGTGAAAAAGGCCGCCGAGGAGGAGGAGGACATCCGGCGCCTCCAAACCGCCATCGAAAAGGCCGGTGGCGCGTTCGCCGACTCCACGCCCAAGATCGTCGCGTGGGTGGACGAGATCAAAAAGTCATCGACCTTCACCGATGATCAACTGCGCCCCGCACTGGCGAACCTGACCAACGCCACGGGCGACGTGGCCGAGGCCCAGGGCTTACTCACGACAGCCATGGACCTATCGGTGGCGTCCGGGAAACCCCTGGAGACTGTCACCGGCGCAGTGGCTAAGGCCGCCAACGGCCAAACGACGGCGCTAAAGAAACTATTCCCGGAACTAAACACCCAGGCCAACAAGAACAAAACGGGCGCGGAACTGCTCCAAATCCTGTCGAACAAATACAAGGGCGCCGACACTGCCGCCACTAACACGACCAAGGGTGGCCTGAAACTTTTCTCGGAAAGTATTGACGATTTACAGGAGGACCTGGGGACCCTGCTCCTCCCCTATTTACAGGACTTTACGGACTGGGCCGCCTCACCCGAGGGCAAGAAAACACTGAAGGATATTGCCAACGTCGTTGAGGAACTGGCCGAGGCCTTCATCGCGGTCGCGGGCGGCATCGACGACACCATCATCGGGTTTAAGTCCATCGCCGCGTTTTTCAAGTCCAAGGAATATGCGCTGTGGCTGGACTTTCTAAAGTTTACAAACCCAGTCGCATACGCCGCCCTACGAGGAACCCGCCCAGATAACCCGCGCCCCCTGAGCGACCTGCTAAACGAGGTCGTGAACGGCGTTCCCGTTCCCCGCGCACCGCGACAGTCCAAACAACGGGACGAGCGCGACAGTTACCGCACAAACAGCACTACGGTCATCAACATCTCGACCATCGACCCCGCCGCCGCCGGTGTGGCTGTGCGCCGGGCCATGAACACCGACAGCACACGCCGCGGTAACTTGAGGATCGGTGGCTGATGTCCCTCCTGGTCCTCGCCGTGAACGATGTTCAAATCCCTAACAGCATCGTTTTACGCAACGTCGAGATACAAATGGGGGGCCCCTACGGCGTCGGTGAACAATCCGGCGACCCGTCCAGCTGTACGTTCCAGGTCGTGAACCTGCCCACTGAGGACGAGATCAAACCGGGCGACCGCATCAACCTTTACAGCATTGAAACCGGCCTCGGCTACGTGCCCCGTTTCACGGGCCGCGTGTATTCCCGCCGCGTTGACTGGGAAGGCGTCACGCGCTCCATCACCACTATCGCCGCGTCCGGGCCCCTGGCGATCTTGAACCGTATTTACATTGGGGACGAGGTGTGGCCAGCGGAAACGGATGGGGACCGCCTAGCCCGCATCCTGGCACTAGCTGAGGAACAAACAGGCACCCCATACAGCGCCGATCCCGGGGGCGTCACAGTGTTAGCCCGTGACGTGGACCGCCAGCCAGCCGGCGACCTCGCCCGCCTCTACGCAACGTCCGGCCTCGGTCTGCTCACCGACTCACCGGACGGCACGATCCGCTACCTGGACCGCTTCCACGCCGTGGACGTGGGCGCAGAGTTCGCCCTGACCCCGGCCAGCGTCGAGGACTCGCTAGTGGTCACAGCGACCACGGAAACCCTGGTCAACGACATCGTGGTCGGCTACGGCACACGCATCGACGGCGTGGAGCGCACAACGGTTAGCGCCGTGAGCCCCGATAGCCAGTCGTTCTTTGGCTACTATGGCGCAGATTTTGACTCCGAACTGGACGACGCCGGCGACGCCCTAGACGTGGCTAATGAGTACATCTACCGCAACTCACGGCCCGGCGACACGTTGCCCACGGTCACCATCGACCAGCGCCTCAGGCCCGACCTATTGACCGAAATCATCATCGGGGATGTTTGTTTCATCACGGGCTTACCCCAGCCGGTGCCAAACTTTCTTTTCGCCGTGATCACGTCCTACCGGGAAACCTGGGCCACGCAGTCACAATGGCAGATCGAGCTAGAACTAGTAGACGGGCGTTACTGGGGCCGCGGCACCATCTGGGACGACGTGGACGTGGGCATCCTATGGAATAACGTGGACACAGGTTTCACCTGGAACAACGTGGGCGAACTAATCAACGGCGCGGAGGGTTTCGACCGTTGGACAGACACCCCAGCGAACTACTTTTACGACAACATCCCCGCGACCGCGTGGGCTGACTGGACAGGATAAGGACAAATGGCAACTACACCCGAGCATGGCTGGCCAACGCCAGACAACACCGACCGCGTGGCAGACGGCGCCTCAGCCATCCGCGCATTGGGCGACGCCATCGACGGCGCCCTGCCCTTCAT